TGATATCAATACCGTCGATGCAATTGTTCGTCTCTACTTTGCCCCCGAGCATCTTAAAAAGACTTACCTTGAACGCCACGCAGAGGTTCCTGATCAGCCAAGCTGGTAATTGTAATTATTTGAAACGAACCCTAATTCAAAAAAATAACATTGGGATGAAAAATCACCGCAATGTTGTATTTTAAAATTTTGTAATAAGTTTGGTGTTCAGTAAGCATCGGCCTGACCTGGGCAAGGCGCATGCTTATCTGTTACGAGGACACAATCACCCGTTCCACACTGACGGTATCCTTCTGGACATGCATGAACAACTTTCGTGCTTGGGTTTTCAAAACGCTCAAACACACCAGCAAAGTGAGCTACAACTAGAACGACCGCTAAAATAAGTAGAGCTTTCTTCCACATTTGTATTTACTCAGTCTTTGATTTTGGCGCAGATGAAGCGGGGTAAGTGGCATGTCCGGTAGGAACGCACGACTGGTCGGCCTGCATGGCGTATCCGTTTGGGCAAGTAGGACCAAAGTTACCGAATGTCTCGACATATCCGCGGATATTGTGCCAGTAATAGCGCATGACGACTGAAGTTGCGACCGCAAATACAAGGGCATGAACTAGAAGAACCGTGTTACGAGGAGAAGACCTGGACGGTAGAGTTACGAGTACGCCGGGGACAAACGCTACAAACAGAACAGCAGATAAGATAGCCGAAATCCAATCCATTTATATTTACATAAAGGATTTCTTCACCCAGTTACGATCGGCTTTGAATGTGCGGGAACGGCCTTTGGAGGTGCGCTTCGTATAAGTTGAGGCTGCATTGAGTTTGCGGAAAGTTGATAAAGCTCCATACCGTTTAACAGCTTTCTTTAGTGCACGATGCCGGGAAGTTATCTTACGAGTTGCAGAGTAACCTAAACGAACTAACTTACCCTCTTTTAGACGACCAATACCGGGTCCATGCTTGTCCGCCCACTTACCTGGAGCACCCATATCGCGAACACGAGCTGACCGGACATGCGTGCCGCGTTTGGTGCGTCCTCCCATAGCTGGTACATGATTGGCAGCTATTTGGGCAATACCACTTCCACCATCTTGAGCAGAACACGACATACTATTTTATACTTACTTACTGAAAAAGCTCGGGCAGCACTTTTGGGCATCCGCAACCACAACAGCCTCGACTTTTGCAACATCGGCCTTTACGATCGTAACAGCCTGAACGACATGAGGTAGAGCGGTATCGCACCAAGTAAGCGCAATAGTCTGCTCTTCAGGCGTGAGAGTAGAGTCCTTTATTCCATGCTTGACTGCGGCAACAATAGCGGCAGACTGAGCATCGGTAGATAGAGATGAGAGTGCACTCATCTCTTTGATGACTTTCATGGCATAGCCGAGGAGCTGAACGGGGTCCTTGAAATTGACACCGGTTGTAGATACTACAGTTTCAATAGATTCTACAGTTGGAATGGGGGCAGACATTTTGTTACTACCAGGAAATTATTTTGGACTCCCAAACCCTACTCTAATCATTTTAATCATTTTAATCATTTTAATCATTTTAATCATTTTAATCATTTTGAGAATCCAATGCGGCTTGTTTTGGGCATGATGAACATCCTGGCTTTCCTGCGACCTTGATTGATGAACTAATAGAATAACCATAAATCACAGCTGCTAGAATACCTAAGAGAATCAGCCACCACATTTATTTATAAGAAACACCATTTATATGAAAAAATGAACCTGCTAAACATAAGCGCAAATAAAGCACTTAAATACTGTTAATTATTTAGAATAAATGGAATACGAAGGTGAGCGTGCTATTGCCGAAGTTGAAATGGAAAATGCCAAGTCTAAAGCTATGAATGAGGCAGAACAGCAGACATTTAAAGTAGATCCTATATGGTTACAGCCTGCGGAAACAACCGAACTTCGAGGTGTTGATATAGATCAAGCACAGGGATTTTGGATTAATGGTGGTAAACAGGGTGGTCCAAAGGATGAGCCAATGGCCCCATCGACATTCGACCACGATCTTCCAAATCTAGTCAAGAACGGTCCTAAAGAACTTCCGGAGGTTCCAAATACTCCAGCAGGAAGGCTTACAGCTGCCGATACAGATAGACTGATGAAGGCTCGCAGTGATCCTACCGATGAAGATCTGGCGAACCTGCTAAATTGTACCGTACTTGATATGTATAAACGAATTGCAGGTGGTCTTTATTCCAAGGAAAATCTAATTAAGGTGTATAAATCAGGCTTACGCAGTGCATGAATACAATATACAGAGTTATGGGTATTCCCTTTTATTTTGCAAGTTTAATTAAGTCACATCGTGGAATCACAGATGCAGTCCGACGCGGAACTCCTAAAGAAGTGGATGTTCTTGGCGTGGATTTTAATTGTTTGATTCACCGTTATCTCAATGATGAGAACCCTGTTCAATCTGTGGTCGACGCATTCGATTACATATTGAAGAATGTCTGCATTGCAAAAATAGTTGTAATTGCGCTAGATGGTCTAGTTCCATACGCAAAAATTGTTCAGCAGAGATATCGGCGTATGCGCATAAAAGATGAAGCCGAAACTGGAAGTTTTGATCGCAACCAAATTTCTCCCGGAACGCCATATATGATTGAACTTGAAAATGCTTTGGCTGCTAAGTTTCCTTACGCAATCCTATCACGCACTTCGGAACCTGGCGAAGGCGAACACAAACTGATGCTGGAACTTGACCGTATTCCTGAATCTCAGCGCCAAACTATTTGTATTTATGGACTGGATGCCGATTTGATTCTGATTTGTTTGCAAAATTACAAACTTTCAAAAAATGGAGGAATGACTCTTCTTCGCGAGAGCGCAGAGTTTAACGATCCTTCACTCAAATCTGCAGAGTTTGCTACATTGAATATTTGGGGTTTGGCTGCAGAAATCCCAATTGAAATTCATCAGTATATTGCACTTTCAATTCTATGTTTCGGCAACGATTTCATGCCAAATTTGGGAATGTTCTCTTTGCGCGAAGATGGGTATAACCGGGCATTGCATTTATACACAGAAGCCAAGAATCCCGATCTGCTTACAGAAAAAGGGCGATTCTTATTTCTAAAACTTGCGGCGTCTCGTGAAATGGGAGTGTTCAAGGAACGTATTCAGTTGCGAAAGCGACCCGAAGAAAGAGGTGTATTGGGAAAGGATCAAACTCAGTTTTCACGAAAGTATGGACTTCATGTCTTGGATGGAGTTCGCGATATGAAACCAGTAGTCGCAGCATTTTGGAAAACATTTCATTGGACTATAGACTACTTTATTGAAAGTTCACCTATTAATTGGGACTGGGTATATCCGTATGCTGATGCACCACTCGTGTCTGATATCATAAAATATACAGAAACGAATATTGATGAAGGAAACTTAAATTATACAATTACAGACCAATTGCAGTTTATTATGCCCAAGAGTTCTTTACGCAAAGCTAAAAAGCTTGTAAAGTATCCGGATGAACTTCATTCGGAAACACGCAATCCTTGGATGAAACGGCACGATTGGGAAATGAAGCCGCGAATATCTCTTCCGTGGATTAACGCGGTCCAAACGAAAATTTCCCCCCTTTGAGTTTGAACCCTATTGACAGACCGGGTTGCGTATATACTGGAGTTTGGCTATACGGCGTGACAAATCTCGGAGATGTTGAAATGGGCTGTAATATATCGGCTTCAGGAAACGAGACTGAAAACCCATTTTCTCGTGGGTTCCAATACTCTTGATTAATTTTTCGCATTTCTTTGGCGTGACCTACTTGTATCATTCCTTCACCACCTCCTTCTTTCACCCAATTTCCGATTAAGTATGAAATATAACTATTTCGGTAATCTGCAGGTTTCTTAAGCTGTGTTGCCATTTGAAGCCAAGTTAAACATTCCGAAACAGTTGAAGGTCGGGGTTTATCGAGTCGTTTATTTACAGTATTATGTGCTCTGGCCACAAACAAGAAGAGATTATACCGGCTATCTGCCCAAGATGGATTTTGTAATGTGTACGATTTGTACATATTTCCAAAGTGTCCTTTACAGCTCGGACATGATATCGTCTCGATGAATAACTCTAAGAACTTTTTAACAATAACCTTATCGTCTGCTTTCGGGTATTCGGGATAATTAACAGAGATAGAATGAAGCGTAATCCAACCCATCGGACCCCATACTGCCGTCATTCCAGTTATTTATTAACTTGAAATGAATCCTGCCAGCATAGCGCCTTTTAACATTTCTCGTTTCAATTTAGAAGGGGTGTTTGGATTTTTCAAGAGTTTGTGACTTGTGACCATTTCATCTACCTGTTTATCGGACATCTTAGAGATTCGATGCTTAATTGTTTTCCGATGACGGTTCTCCCCTTTATCGGTAATCAACCGTATCGTATGTTTTCGCATAGACTTTTTTAATGGAGGAGACTTTGCCGGATCCGCAACTGCCTTAAGTTTTAGGGTCTTCTTCAGAACACCGCGTGGGAAGGTCTTCATAGTTTTAGACTTCTTACCCGCAGAAACAGGTGCTGAAACTTTAGAATCTTCGCCGACTTTTGTAATTACGAGTTTATCACTCATGAGCTCTCTTATTACAAAACGAATAAATTGATTTACGGGCAAGGAACTTCAAACAATTACCATGGATTGGGACGCAATTTCTACTTATTTTAAGAATGATGGCGTTCATAAGCTGGTAGAGCATCAAATTGAGTCCTTTGAGGACTTTATTCGTAACAAGCTCCCGCTCATCGTGTGTTCAACTGCCCCTATTGTTGTGTGGCATGAACAGGACGAAGCGACAAAGAAGTATAAGTACGAGTTCCGTCTTTCATTTGAGAATATTAGTTACATCAAACCTCGTATTCAGGAAGCGACTGGCCGTATCAAGCCCATGTTTCCCCAAGATGCTCGTACCCGCAACTTCACTTACTCTGCTCAGATGTTTTGCGATATTCGGTTCACAACTCGGGCATATAAGGCACCGATCTACGGAACATTCGATGAAGAAGTGAAAGTATTTGAAGGAGTATCTCTCGGCAAGATTCCAGTGATGCTTGGGTCTTCACTCTGCATTATGAAGGATTATCCGATGTCGAAGGAAGAGATTGGCGAGTGTACTTATGATCCATTTGGATACTTCCTCATCCATGGATCTGAGCGGACTATCCTAAGTCAAGAGAAAGTTGCAGATAATCAGATCATGATCTTCTACAATAAAAAGACATCCTCGAAGTTTGGATTTTCGGCAGAAATGAAGTCGCTTCATGAATCATTTACAACGCCTCCCAAGAAACTGGAGATCCGCATTTCGTCAAAGTTTAATGGATTTGGGTATCCTCTTACTGCATGTGTTCCTCGTTTTCGCGAGGATATTCCTCTCATGGTTCTGTTTCGTGCATTTGGTTTGGAATCTGACCAAGAAATTGCTGAGCTCATTTGGGGCGATAACCCGGATGAGAAACATCTCGACATGCTTGCCGCTTCATTCAAGGAATGTTCAGATATCAAGATTTATACTCGAGACGATGCAATCGAGTACCTAACCCATCATCTGCAGTATGGAACTACATCCGAAGATAAGAAGGGATATGTTCGCTCACTATTGGAAACCGAGTATCTACCGCATGTCCGGTTTGGTGGTGAGAAGAGTTCTCTAAAAATCCACGAAGCCCGTAAAATGATTCTAACCTCCTGGATTATTCGAAAGCTCATTTTGACGGCACAGGGCTTGATGAAGATTGATGATCGCGATGCTTACCCAAACAAGCGTGTTGTCACAACTGGTGCTCTCCTAACTCATCTGTTTCGTCAGTTGTTTCAAAAGGTGTGTAAAGATATTCGATCGAAGTTTGTGCATGAAGTCAATAACGATACCTGGAAAAAGCGTGAGACCCCTCGACCTCTAGAAGTCCTGAACATCAATAACTTGTACAAGATCCTGAAAGTATCGACCATCGAGGGAAAGCTCAAGCAGGCATTAGCTACCGGCAACTTCACAGTTCAAGGTCTTGGAACAACATCTACAGCCTCAACTGCAACAAAGGTCGGTGTTTCGCAAGTTCTGAACCGTCTTTCGTATTCTGCGACTCTCAGCCATCTTCGTCGTATCCAAACTCCAGTTGAAAAATCAGGAAAGCTGTTGGCTCCTCGTAAGCTTCACGGAACTTCTTGGGGATATGTCTGTCCTGTCGAGACTCCTGAAGGTCATTCAGTTGGTATTGTCAAGGGAATGTCTATGCTTACATCAGTAACCCAACACACTTCATCCCTTGTCGTTCTGTCTGTTCTTCATGATCTACCGTGTGATATGACTTGGATCACAGACATGTCTATTCACACTGGAACTATGATTATTGTAAATGGGGTTATTGTAGGGTATACTCAAACTCCAAAAGAAGTATATGATTATTTGAAGAAGAGCAAGCTTTCCTTTCGTCTTCACCCACATACTGGTATTTCCTGGAAGATTCAGCAGAATATCATTAATGTAGAAACTGACGGTGGGCGGTTCGTTCGTCCTCTCTTTCGAGTAGAAAATGGTAAGATGCTTCCACCTCCATCTAGTCCCCTGGAGTGGAATGATTGGATCCGCTCATGTATTGAATATATTGATCCGGCCGAGTCTGAAACAATCAAGATTGCAATGTTTCCAACTGAAATTGCAGATCATACTCATTGTGAAATACATCCAACGCTCATTCTTGGTCATATGGCATCATCAATTCCGTTCAGCGATCATAATCAGTCCCCTCGCAATACTTACCAATCGGCGATGGGTAAACAGGCTATGGGAATCTTCGCTCGCAACTACGCTAAGCGACTCGATAAGAACGGGTACATTCTCTGTTCCCCAATGCGTCCATTTGTAGAAACTCGTATGATGAATATCCTGAATACTCACGAAATGCCAAGTGGCGACAATGTCATGATCGCTATCGGAATTTATGGTGGATATAATCAGGAGGATTCGGTCATTCTAAATCGTGCATCAATCAATCGAGGACTGTTTCGAACTCTGTATTACACAATTTACAAAGATGAAGAGCACCGTAATGTTTCGTCAGGGAAAGAGGAAAAGTTTGCTAAGCCGAGGCGTGAAAACACTCGAGGATTCAAGACGAGCGCTTATCATGCAATCCAAGACAATGGCGCACCAGCTATGAATTCCTACATTAAGGAAAATGATGTCATTATCGGAAAGGTAACTAGTTTGAAGTCTGATCCAAATGGATACGCTTACCGCGATTCTTCAACTATGCACCGCAATTCTGAAACTTGCCGTGTTGATGGGGTTTGGAACGATAAGAATTCCGACGGATATCCTTTTATCAAAGTACGCGTCGTTTCCGAGCGCGTTCCTGAGATTGGAGATAAGGTTTCCTCTCGACACGGACAAAAGGGTACTTGCGGGATCATTCTGAACGAAGAGGATATGCCATTTACGGCATCCGGAATGCGCCCAGATATTATCATGAATCCTCATGCGGTTCCTTCGCGCATGACGATCGCTCAATTGATGGAAACCATGTACGGAAAGGTGTGTACTGAGCGAGGAACTTTAGGTGATGGAACTCCTTATTCTCATCTAAAAATTGCAACTGTAAAAGAACATCTTCTGAGTTTGGGGATGCATCCTTACGGCAATGAGATGATGTACAATGGCCAAACTGGCGAAATGATGGAGGCAGAAATCTTTATGGGACCCGCTTTCTACCAGCGACTCAAGCATATGGTTATTGATAAGAAGCATTGTTTAACCGATGATCACGAAGTATTGACGACATCCGGCTGGAAAAATATTGACAAGGTGACTTTAGATGATAAGGTTGCGACGCTACAGAATGGACATGTAAAGTACGAACACCCGATTAATACTTTTGAGTACGATTACGAAGGAAAGATGTACGAACTCAATACTCAGCAGGTAAGCTTGAAGACAACACCAAACCACCGCATGTGGGTCGCTAAATCGTATACTCGCAAGCAGGAATGGAGGTATGGTCTCCATGAAGCCCGAGACATTATGGGAAAACATGTCAAGTATCAGAAGGATGCGCTTTGGTCAAAGAACGACTACCAATTCATTCTTCCTGCGTTTGAAGATTCGCCCGAGGTGCGTGTAGATATGAATGCGTGGCTGAAGTTCTTTGGTATGTGGATTGGCGATGGGTGGTGTACACAGACCAAGGTATCATTCGCTGCGAATAAGCCTAGAGTCAAGCAAGCACTTGATGAATGTCTATTAATTCTAAATATTGATTACCACTACTACCCGGATTCATGTAAGCTCGATATCTCTAACCGCCAGCTCAGACACTATATGCGTCCATTGAGTGTCGGGGCCACAAATAAGAGTCTACCGGACTGGGTTTGGCAACTAAGTTCAACTCAGTGTCAGACTCTTATTACCGGATTACTACTGAGCGATGGACACACATGCAATACATCGCTTCTATATTCAACTTCGTCTGATAAGTTAGCAAACGATATCCAACGGCTAGCTCTTCACGCAGGGTGGTCGGCGAATAAGCGACTCCATACTCCTGCCGGAATGCCATACGCAATTGGCGATCATTCTGGATTTACCACGCAGAATTTGTGGCTGCTGGCGTTTATTCAGCACAAGAACCGTCCGGCCGTAAATCACGGGCATTGGAAGACGCAGAATGGACAAATTGAAGAGATGGTCGATTTCTCAGGAAAAGTGTTCTGTTTGGAAGTGCCTGGCAATGTATTCTATGTTCGTCGAAATGGTCTACCAGTTTGGACCGGAAACTCTCGTGCTCGTGGACCCATTGTTTCTCTCACTCGTCAGCCTTGTGAAGGGCGATCGCGCGACGGTGGTCTGCGCGTAGGAGAGATGGAGCGTGACTGTATGATCTCTCACGGTGCAGCCATGTTTACGAAGGAGCGACTCATGGATGTGTCAGATCCTTTTACGACTGGATTCTGTAAGACTTGTGGAACTCTTGCTGTGGTAAACCCGGTAGAAAATGTGTAC